GATGGCACCGTTTACCTAGTCGATAATTCTCTTCAATTTGAGCAATACGTTCCATAACAGACTGTTCAAAAACAACAGGATCTGCAGCAGTAGATGTTGCAGCTATTGATTTAAGATGATATTTTTTGCCATGACACCATGGAAATCCCATACTACTGTTTCGATTGATACCATCAATAAAGGCTACACCAGCAGCTCCATTTATAGCAGTAAAATTATCCAAAACATTAAGTTCTTCAGTAAAAACTGAACGAGCTATAGCTTTCTTAATATCTGCAATGAAGGCTTGCTTACAAGCTTCCAAAATTTTAGTATCAAAAGAACAATCAACAGAAGTCATATCTTGCAGAGCATACCTCCAAGGTCTCCAATCTTTCATAACAGGAGCACCATATTTAATACGATAGCCATGTTCTTGCAATTTGACATTCATGGGAGTATCACATACTGAGGTTGTTGGAGAAAATCTAGACCCAGTTATGGAACCAAAAACACTGGCAGTACCCTTTTCAATATACCGCACAGTTGCGAATTTATTTAAAGAAATAAGATCGTGTTCATAACCAGGTAAAGACAGACGAGGTTCACCACTATCAACATTCCACTTGGATAATTTACTTACTAACCAATCATGAGTAACTCGGACTGCTCCAACAGAACCAGTTTGATTACCTAAACAGTGGATACCTATAATAGTAGGACCCATTGTAGTGTCAGCCAACAAAATTGAACCACAATCACCATTAATAGTAGGAACATCAACAAAACCAAACCACATATCACATTTAGCTGTCATTATGTCAGTTTGAACTGGATACTGTTTAGTTAAAGTAATACATTTAACAGGAACACATTTCTTTTCTCCAAAAACTGTTTTTTGTAAATAAAATCCATTCCAAGACCCAGTCATAGTGGACTTAGCAAACAAGCCTAACATAGATTTAGCTGGAGGAAGTTCTTTAAAAACAACCAAAGCCAAATCAGAATCATCAACTATAAATTGACTACGTTGAGCTCTAATAACAGTATTCCGAGAAACACCATCCTTCAAAGGACATGAAATAATAGTAATATCAAAATTGTCGCGATTAGGAATGAAATGTTTATTCAATAAATAAGTTTGTCCACAAATGCCAAAAGCTTTAGAATAACGAAATGTACCATCTGGATTACAAATCTTCATAGAAATACAATTTTGTAAAATTGCATTTTGAACATTTTCTAAAGGTAGAGCCTTCCAAGATTTAGATTTGGGATTCCAATCAAATTCAGTCAGTTGGTAATCATTCTTATACCACACATTCTCAGTTTCCTCATTTGAAGCAACTGGACGCCATCCATCGGGGTGCTTTTCCCAACCAATTTGAGATTCCATTTTCTTCTCTGGAGATTCATCAGGTGATAAAACTACTTTACCGGCTTTATACAAAGCAATAGCAGCACTAATACCCAAAACAATTGTCGACAAAGTTAGTGGATAACCGATAGAATCACAAACACGTTCACCCATCTGATACCAATATGCTCGATAATTGTTTTGAATAAAACGGTATCTAGAGCGTTCAAATCTAGTTGAATAATCCATATATTTCAACTGAATCCAACGAGGTGTATTCAATTGTAACCAACAACTAACACGACAAGGCAAAATGTAGCGAACAAAAATAAATGGTACTGTACACAAACCAATAGTCCATCTATAGGCTGTTTTGGTTAACCAAAAAATTGGTCTGAAAAATGCCCAAAGATGGAAAGCCTTAAGCAGCAATTTTAACTTATAAATATGCTGAGAAGTAGTATTTAAATACAAAAATGTCATAATAAAAGTGACTAAAGTTGGAAATACTATGTCAATAAAAGACTTATCAGAAGATTGAGTTTGACACTCACACATCTTAAGAGGAAATCCACAACAACGACATACAGTAACAGCTTTAACTTTCTCATTGCAGGTCTTAGTGATCGACTGATCAGCATGATGCTTATCAATGGCAGCATTATACCACTGAAGAAAATCACGAAGAGATGCGTTAACAATAATCTCCTTATATTCGGCGAGTGTCCGAAAATCAGTTCGA